ATCAATCTTATTGCGCTCAAACTTATAACGATTGAGGCGGCCATTAGCATCGCATAGTAGCTCAGCTAGCTTATCATGTAGAGCGGCTTCATAGTCATAATTTTCGGCAGCGAACTCAGCAGGAACCTTGCGGCCGAAAACACCGTTCATAAGAATTTTTATATCATTAATATTCATAATGTTCGCACCTCCTATTATAGACTAATAATCTGATACTTAACGCCCTTTTCGCCGTTAGGTACAGTGTAATATTTTACAATGCGGCCATAAATTCCAGTATAGCCATTTGGTAGAGCCTTAACAATACGCGGAATGCTCTTTACGTCATCTTTACCGCTAGTAATAATAACATAAGCCTTATTAGTAGTTAAATCGCCACTTAGATATTCATCAAGAACTTCATCAGAAGTCTTTTCACTACCAGTAGTAGTTACTGCTGGGAAATCTGTAGTATCATCATACTGTAGGCAATTAGTGGTTACAGTATCACCAACACCTAGAATACCAACGCGGGGATAATCACCCTTAATCTTGCGACCAAAAGTCTGTAGGCCATAATGATAATCATCATATTCCTTTTCAGCAGTATAGACAATGCCAATAGGCTTATCAGTGGCAGCAGCGGGAGAGTTAATCGCACCAGCAGCCTTATCAGCGACTACCCACATGCCGTTCTCACAAGGGGCATCAATTGTAAATTCCTCACCTAGAGGAGTTTGGGAAACTACCATACCAGTCTTGGGGAAGGCTACCTGATTTAGCTCTAGGGTAGCATAAAGCTTCTCACCATGACGATACTTAACAGAGTAGCTATCAGCGCTACTTAGTGGAAACCTTTTTAGGGCCATAATAATCGTCCTCCTTAATTCTTTTGATATTTAGACATAAATGCCTCGAACTCGGTAATCTTCTGTTCTTGTAGTGGAACTTTCTTAACTTCTTCCACACTAGAAATTTTAGAGTTGGCAAAAGTAATTGCTAACTTAGATTCCAATTCATCATAAGAAAAGTCATTAATCTTTTCATTAATTGTAGCAATTTCTTCCCCGTCTAGAATCTTTTCATATTTTTTAATTAAATTTTCTTTACGCTCATTTTCAGCCGCAATTACCTGAGCTTCATAAGTTTGTAGAGAAGCTTGTAGTTGTGCGTTTTGAGAGCGTAGAGTTTCAAGCTCTTCATTTGCGCTGGACTGGAATTGTTCGAGTTCCTCAATTCGAGATTGCGCATTAGAGTAATTTGATTGTAATTCATCATAGGATGATTGTAGTTCGTCGAATTGAGTTTGTAGTTCGAAGTTTCCTTCATCCTCCGCGGGCTCATTAGCAGTCGTTTCTTCTTCAGCAGCGTCATTTTCAAATTCTGTAGTTTCTTTAACTTCAGGTTCAGTAGCTGTTTGAAACGTATCTGCCTCTTCGACGGCAACAGCTTGAGGATTTTCAACCTGCTCTACAACTTCCTGATTTTCAAATTCATTCATCGGTTGTTCTCCTCCTTTTTTAATATTCGCAGCCTCTTCAACGGTTGTCTTGAGGTCTGACAAAAGTGAAGAGAACTTTTCATATTGGGTATTATATGTTTCGTCATTCTTAGAGAAGAATGCAGAAACAGAAAAACAAGGTTCATGTTCACCAATTATACAAAAACCAAGCATCTTCGCGGTTTTATATACATAAAACTCTTGTCCGTTAATCAATGTCCAATCACCCGTAATTGAGGCTGGGTCAAGTTCCATTGATTGATTCTGGCCAAGAATCTTCTGTGCTTCAGTAAAGTAATCGGTGAAAAGAATAATTGAAAAAACTGCGTATTCTCTAGTAACGCCATCAGTATCTTCAAATGGCTCCCATCCGAGGAAGTTTTCTACATATCCATATGCATTAGCTAAGGTCGGGCCGCTATGAGAGGCCCAAGTCTGCGTTTCAGGGTCAAAGAAACCAACTACCGGGGTAGTACCTTGCGTAGCAGTTTCAATGAGCTGGTCTGCTACAGCTTCCGTAATATAAGAGCCGTTACGATTTCCGTATTTAGTAAATACGCGCACTTTTAAACGACCAATATTCGGAGTGCTTTCAGAAATTCCTTGGAAAGGAGATTCAATAATTACGCTATCGAAATAAATCGGTATTTGTTTATCCATAATTATACTCCTTATCCCGCAGCCGCAATATTGGCTTGCGTTTTTTCAGATTTTTGTTCGTCGGGAAGTTCAGGACGGCCTCCCTTATTATTTAAGTCTTGTCCCTGAACTTTTATTGCTGTTTTTTGTCCCGAACTTTTTTCTTCATTGGCTACAGCAGTTCCAGAAGTAGTATACGAAGATTGGAGAGGAACCATCTTTTCGGACATTTTTAAAAATTCATTCTCAAAGTCCATTAAGCTAATTTGATCGCGCTGTTTAACACCTAGAGCTACGCCCGCAAACATTTTAGAATAACCATATTGCGCGGCTCTAAAGTAATTTTGTTGGATGTCTTGTCTATTGAAAACTGTAGTAGGTAGGATTTCAAAGTCAAATGTTAAGCCTGGGCGCGCGAACTTATCATTTAAATGGAATTTGATCCATGTCTCATATTGATTTAGATAAGTAATCATTAGCGCTTCATCTTTCTTAATAGAGTAAGCAAGTGAAGAACTACCATCCGCATTAAAGATCAAGGAACTGCGGCCTAATGCATCATATGCGTTTTTACGATACTTATCAATTCTGTCGTTAGATTGAGACGCGGCAGAGCTATCTTGCAAGCTTTCTAAATCTGTATCACCAAAGGTAGTTAGTACATCAACTGTCTCCATTCCGTCTAACATTCTAGCAACAGATTCATGAATATCAGCAACTTCATCTAAAGAAAAAACTAATTCGCCATCCTTATCAATTGGCATTTTTTGAATTAATAATTTAATCAATTCATTTTCATCACGTTTTTCTTCGCGGCTAACTGAATCATCCAATTTCTTTAAATCTGGAATACTAGCAAGAAGTAAAGGCGTTTGGTCATCTACAAAAGTAAAGCAAACACCGCCCACAGCGGCAGGTAACAAGACCCAGGGATCTTTTAGCTTTTTTCTACTTTTGTATTCCGCCCAAGATTTTTGCACTATTTCGGGGAAAGTGGAAACAGCTTCTTCGCGCAATTCTTCATCGCTGATTTTTTCAAAATATTGAAGATTAAATTCAAGGATATTTAAATTGTAAAAGTCTTTAAAGCGCGTGCGACAATATTGAAGTGGTAGGTCCTGTATTACTACTGTATCGCCATCGGTTCGTAGAATCCCATTATATATACCCGTCTTTAGCCATTCCTTAGTAATGTGATTAAAAGTGTTTGGCACGTCTAGATTTTCTACGAAGGTACAAGCGCGTTCAAATTCATTGACAATCTGCGCGGAAGATCCCTTCTTGCCAAGTACAGGAATAACGATAGTATCATATAGCGGCAGAGCCGCAAGAAAGTCAATGTTATTCCTATAATCACCGTTAGTGCGATAATAGTACAATGACAGTTGCCTATATGCGGTTAAATCGCCAGAACGAATAATCTGTTCAATTTCTTCTAATGTAAAATTACGTTCAACGGGCTCACCATTTCTATAACCGCGTCTTGTATAGGCACGTTCAAATAATGGTGCTCGCGCGCGTTTAACTTTTAAAGCGAAATCTTTAAAATTATGAGAAGTCTTACTCAATGTATTCACCTCCTTGTCCGAGGACTAAAGAATGCGTATTGTCCAAAATTGCGCCTCTTTCTTCTTTGAAGCACCTTATCTTCGTAGAACTTCACTCTGAATAGGCCATATTCAAGGCTAGAGAAGCGATCCTTCTCTATTGAGTGTGAAATTCTCTCTATCTTGAACTGATTCTGTACCCCCGTTGGTTTTAACTTCAGATTATTTAATTCATCTATCAATCTAGAAGTCATTTCATAGGGCAATAAGAATTCATGTCTATCATAGGGCGTCATTTTCTGTCCTTTTTTAGTTTTCATTAACTTTTCTTTAACAATTCTTTCGTGCGCAAGTAAAGAAACAGTACCATTATTCATCTGCGCGAAAAAATTAGAGTGAATGAGGTCATCGTTTGAAGAACCTGCCTTTATATCATATATAATTGCGTTTAGTAGCGGCAGTGGTTCTTCTGATGGAGTCTTTCTATCTGGAGGTAAATGGTGCTCATTGTTAAATACATAATAAGCGGGGAATTGCTCTCCAGTGGTTTTATTATACGACGGCACTGACATTGCGTCTAACAAGCCAATTCCTGTAAGTATGTTCCATGAAAATCGCAAGTTTTCATGCGGGACGAACCCAGCTATATGTTACCATATAGTTCAGACCATCTCTTCATCCTCTTTTGAGGAGCCCTCCATTTCGATCGCCTTTGGCTTGCGATCTACGTCATTATGACTGGTCGTTGAGCCTTTATAAAAATCAATATCTTTAGTCAAATGCTTCCAAGTTCTTTTGTATTTAATACTCTCTATTGCAAATTTACTTACATGATATTTATCTGCTATAGCTTGAATAGTCATTTGATGTGCTAATAGTAAATCAATAATTTCTAAAACTTGAGGAGTAGTTAATTTATGATCCCCATTATTCTTATCACCGATATTACTATATAGCCCTAAACGATAGGCATGATTTATATTTTCTTTACAAGTTACCCACTCTAGATTAGATAAACTATTATTAGTTTTATCCCCATCTTTATGGTTTACTTGTAAATTTGCACTATTTGGATTAGGCTCAAAAGTTTCTAATATTAATCTATGTACAGAAAAAACTTTTCTACTGCCATCTCCGTTTGATAGTCTTACTTTTTTATATCCATCTTTATCAAAATATTCGCTAAGATTTCTTTTTAAATGTTCAGAGTAAATATGACCATCATCAGTTGCAAAATAGTGATAGCCATACCGTGTAACATAATTATGGGGTATAACTTTCATCATAATATTATCATTCTCCTTATTATTAATTTTTATACTTGGTTGCGGATTGTCCTAATGGGATGTTCCCGCAGTTAAAAGGGTTTAATCAAGACAATTGCTTGTCAGGTGGGCCAAGAAATCTCGCCCATTTCCGTCGATTACTACTTCTCGCGGCTGATACAGTTGTATTAATTTCTTAATACGCGGCGCTTGGTCTGTAATGTAGTTTGCGCCATGTATGACCTCTGTGTACACTACTTTTTTCTTAAATGAATCCTTACCTGGTAACACTTTTATAACCATAATCGCTGTGTTAGCTGAATACCTGCCAATATCACAGGATACTATGTAAAAAGTGTTAGGATTACTCGGATTTTCTAATGCTTTTCGCTCGCAATTTAATAAAGTGCGACGTTTGTTTAGACGTTTGGAATCTAGCCATGCTTCTGCGTTATTACCGGTATAAACAGACATTGATTCTCTCAAGAATGACTCATCAGACATAGTAGATGAATCACGTTGGTCCATAAGCATCTGTTTATTAAGTACACCATAGTAAAGTGGTACTTCATAACTCATACCCATTGAGAAATATGAATCTGGTTCCAGAACTGCGTTGACTGTGACTTCTATTAATTTCTGGTACATAAATAATGTACGTTCGCGTGCGGTTGTTATGAAGATCTGTGAAGAAACAGGTTCTTCTGGATTGAGAGAGCCATCAGCACAACGACGAGGTACATTGAGCTGCGGTAATAAGACCTCATTGTATGCCGTCTCGTCAACTGTCATAGCCTCCTCTATTATAGCAGAAGTCGCACGTAAGCCACGACTTGTATCTTTTGCAACGACTACAAGCTTACTTCCATTTTTAAAGTTGAGTTCATAATAGTTATTGCTACTTTTCTGGCCAGATTTACCACCTTCTTCACGTGAAGAAAGTTCATTCCGTAACATAGGCCAATGGCGGAAAAATTCTTCAAACTTAGCTTCCGCAGTTTTAATTACAGTACCTTTTATATCAGAAGCAATAAAGATACTAGAATGCGGCAATAACATGCATTTTAAATATGCTCCTAGATACGCGCAAAATGACTTTGATGCCGCGCGGGTAGCGGTTACAAAAGTATAGCGATAGCGCATATAAGAACGAAGGATTACTCGCTGATACGGCTTCAATGAAAAGTGCTTTGCATCCTCCGAATCTTGTATTTCATCGAGTAAAGCATCAGGATATAGTATCCACATGTTTAGATACTTTGTCATCAAATCTTGGTTCTCATCAAGAAACTTTTTTGTAAGAGCTACTCCTTTCTGAATTGGTATACCGTCACGTAAAACTTCATTCATTTAATTCACCTGCCAATTCAGACATTCCTTCATAATCAATATTAGCAGTTTCATCAAAATCTACTTCTTCATTTTGAATATTATCTAATCTATCGTTTAGGTTATAGCGGGCACGCCTATCTTCAACTTGCTCTGCAAAATTACCTTCATTCATGACAAGTCTTTGTAAATAATTTTGCATATTCTGCATCAAGAAGTCAATGGAATCTTTTGGTTCTTGATGCCATTTTGGATGCCATCCTTTTTTCTCGTAATAGAGCATTACTTCGCCAACCGATTCAAAATCAGCCGCATTTTTCGCATTAGATGCCTCAAATTTCGCAATTTTAATAATATTATCGCGCGCGTCCATATCCTTTTTAATATCAAGACCTTCGCGCAGTCCTTTCTTTATGCGCAATTCAATTTCGCATAGGTCGCGCGCGTAATGTTGCAGAATAGGAGTAGATACGTTTTGAGTAGAAAGTATTTGGTTGTAATAGTTTTCTAAAAATTCAAGCTCATCATTCGTATATACAGATGACCATTGTTTCTTTAACTTGCGTGTTTTCGCATCACTTATAACTTTAATCTCATCATCAATAGTGTCTTCTTGTTGCGCTAAATGCCATCGCTCATTCTCATCTTGCCATTGCATTTTTTGATAGTGCTCGTCAAGTAAAATATTGAAGTAGGCAGAAAGTGTATGCTCTTTATGTATTTTATATAAAGAAGTCCACTTATCAATGTCAAATGGTAAATCTAAATATTGACACAACCTATCAATTTCACCTAAACTATCTTGCGGCACCATCAATTCAAGGCAAGAAGTACATATCAATGAACGATGCTGAGGAAAAAAGCGCGAAGGGGTATATTGAAACTCATGAATTGGTTTCTCTTGCTTACATTTCATACATCGCCTTATTTTCTTTGTTTCTTCCATCGTGTTCACCTTGCCCTCCTTTGGCTATTCTGCGCTTACGTTCACATTCCTTACAGTTGGAAGCAAAATGGTCACGGCGACCATTATTAATACCGAAGAAAAGTGTGTTACGCGGGAACCATTGCTTACAGCGGAAACATTGCTTCTTTTCTGATTGCGGCGTCTCGATCATAAGGCGATGCTTCTTTGCGACTGTTGCAATTTTCTCCGGAATCTCCTTATTCGCAATCATGCAAACGTGGGATTCATTATACTTAATACCAAACTTTTCCTGTATTTCTTCAACCAGCGTACTATACGGCACCTTATCAATTTTCCTAATAAGTATATATTGCCTAATAGGTGAAAAGTCGCAAAGTTGGACATAACGTTCTAAATCCCATAATAGGGTGCGGCCCCAGCTATGTAATTCGTCATTCAGCTCCATATAAAGGTTAGAATAGTGATTAATAAGCGCGCAAATATGACGGGGATCTTCCCAGTCAAAATTATGGTGTCTTACATACCACTTAACTTCGGTTTCTTTTGTAAGTGGATTGCGGCGCGTTGTATAATCTTTTAAGTCTTTTGAGATTTTTAATAGGGAGGTGGAAACGCGGTGTTCCCATTCTTCTAGGGAAATCCAATAGGCAGAATCGTCACTCCAATCAATGAATTGGCGCGAGGGTGATTTCGTCGCCATAAGGTGAATTGCGGGCTTTGCCATATCTTTCAAATAGTATTGGTGGAGCCGCAAATCAATTAGCATATGGCGCAACTTATATACTTCATAGTTATTTTTAAGAATGGACATGGTGTCGTCGAAGGGGATTTTTCCTTCGTTAGCGGCAAGTACGCGTTCAAGGTAGTCAATGCGCTCCCATAGCTCTGTCATACCTGGTACATCGCTATCGCCTGGATCGATTAGCACGCCATTCTTATCGTACTTCGGACGCTTTATCTCCGTTTGCTTCTTAGTGTAAACGTAGCGTTCATTTGCTGGTTTTAATGATAATTGGTCGGCCAACGGATTCTCGAGTACTTCGTCAAGGGAAACACTTTTGTCATCCATTCGTTGGAATGATTTGTAGCGTTTGTTAGTATCGGTGGTTTCCTTACGTTGCACCGCATTTTTGCCATTTTCGTCCTTCCCGTATAAAATATAGGACGCCATTTGTTCTAGTTCGGAATTGGTTGGCGTATCGGGTAGGCCGTCTAGAATGTCTTCAATGGCTTTCAGACGGTCAGTATCGCGTTCAATACTATAGTCAAGTGAGTATTTTTTCTTCATTTTTCTCCTTTTTAGATATAACTTCCTTCATTTTATATTTTAACATATTTTTTGATTTTTGTCAAGTTTTTGAGTTTGAAACCGGGGGTATTGCAAAGTGAAAAACCGAGGGTGTTTTAAAAATACCAGATGAGGGGAAAGTGGGAGGTGGGGTCGCGTGCGGCGGGTCGCGCGGTTAGTTTCCTCTAACCCACCCCGGGGTGCAGGCCAGGTTCAATTTCCTACTGGATCAGTGTGCATTTTAGCTGGTTTTGTGCAGGTTGTACAAAATTGTTAAAACGTCAAATTTTGTGTTGACATATGGGCGGGGGTGATGTATAATTCAAACTGTCAAGGGGCAATGGTAAAGCCCGCCGGCACAGGCAAGCGGATGACTTGACAGGATGGAGGGTAGACGAAAAAAGACGGGGTGACGCCCAGACCATAGCCATAAAAGGCAAGCAATCCAACGAGAAAAGCTGTATTGAGCATGGCAATAATGACTATGCGAAGAGAGTGTCTGAGTATCGCTCTGAGAGGCTTGTAAAGTAGTTAACACAATGGTAATAGTTTCGACACATTCTATGGAGGTGTGAATCATGAAAAACATTCGTATTGAGGTTAAACTCGGCGGCTCGCGTCATATGGGGCGTTTCCTTCCCTACGGCAATATTGACGTCACCAAGTCTATTGGTGATTTGGCAATGGATTATATCAACGATCCGAAACACGCGGAGCTTTACTGCTTTAGTGCGGTGAAGCGCGGCATGGGTGGAAAGTCCGCTGGCGTGGGCGGTTGCGTGTCTGCGGTTGTGTTCACGCGTGAGCAGGTTGCGACGGCGGTTGCGCGTTTCAATGCTGGCAACGATGTGCCTGCGCTGAAGGTTCACAACGGTGGCGTAGCGCTGGGACGTGTCCAGTATATCAAGCTCCGGCAGTCCTTTGGTACTCCGGTTGCTGAATATCCGATTGAAGGACTGGCGAAGCTTGAGGATATCAAGCCTGATGCATGTTGCCTGAACGCGCCCTATGCGAGGGCATGGGAAAAAATCTGTGCCAAGGCGCTCGGCGGCAAATGGACCGGCGGTCTTCGCAATGTCCAGTTTGACATTATTGTCAATGAATCCGACGACTAAACGCAAGGGGCGCAAGCCCCTTGCGATTCCAATACGACATTATTAAAGGAGGCTATTTCCATGAAATTTGAGTATGTTATCCTCGTGACCTCTAAGTACTATCCTAACATCCCCGTTGACTTTCCGTGTGGCATGGCAAGGGCCATGAAAGCGGCCATTGAAGCAAAGAAGTTCTTCGAAGGTGCTAATGTCGACGAAGGCGACAACAAAGTCGTCATCAAGCGTAAACTGTATTGATAGGAAGGGCGAAAGCCCTTCCTAACCTAACGATAACAAAGGAGATGTAAACGATGCGTGAACTTACCTTGAAAATGCGGATTGTAGAATCCGCCGACTTTGAAGAGGCGTTGAACGCCTGTCGCCAGTCCTTCGGATTCCTCATTGAACGCAAGCGCGTAAATGTGTGGATTTACACCTTTAGCGCCGACGACGCCGACTATACCAAATGGTATCTTTCCCAGTTCGGGAGCAAATACGCAGGCCGATGCAGGGTGTAAACCCTGCATCATTTCATTGAAGATTAAAGAGGAGGTTAATACCATGTTAAAATTCTATCGGAGTAATCTGCGTAACCAGCCTATCCGCATTGACCTTTATGGGTATCGTGGACGTATGGCATATGTAAGCGCGACGTATAGCGGATATGACGTGTACGTTGAACGCGACGACAGACCCGACGACGAGCTCGGAGACTGGATCTGGTTCGGCTGCCATGATAGTCTGCGCGAAGCATTAAAAGATGCTTCGCACGTCCTGCGTAGAATCGGCTGGTTCGAACGTGGAAAGCCGCGTAAATGGAATTAGGAAGGGCAAAAGCCCTTCCTATTTTTTATACCATAGAGTTAGCTATCACTAACACCGTCACTTTAATCTGCTAAAGTAGAAAAGCGCTGACACTTTTCTACACTAAAGTGATACAGTTTGTATTACCTAACAATAGTTGTGTGTCACTAACTATCAGCGTTAGTGGTAACTAATTGTTACAATTGCAATACAATCGTAATATATTATGTGAGTGTTAATCAAACGCAACGGCACCTTTGATTAACGTACATTTTACACGCCACTTTACACAAACACAATACAATTCACCTATGACGTTAACAGAAATGTGGTACAATGGTCTATGATGGGATAGGAGGAGTAAGGTTAAAATTGCGTTAAATCTGCGTTAAAACTGACATTGTGTCAGCAATCGCGCGCTAATTAATGTAAACTTAACTTTTCTCGCCGCGGGCCACCCTCGGCGCAGTCCCCGGTGGTGAGCTGGAAAGCTGCTAACGAGCTGGGCAAGCTGGATAGCAAGCTGCAACTGCAAGCTGGACCGTATACCACGAAGCACCAGTTAGTGTAATCTAACCCAAGGTAAGCTGCTCGCGCCATAAATAATTTCAATTTCATTTTGTAAAGAAAAGTCTAAAACTCAAGTCTTTAAATATCCCGAAATCCTAAATGAATTTAATTTTAAAATTGCATTAAAATTTTGTAAAATAAAAAGAAGAATAGAACCCCAATTCTACTCTTCAAAATTTCATTTTAAATTTATGTAAATCAAATCAGACGCTTTACTTAATTAACATTCCCATAACCGACCTTCTTCAATGAAAGAAGGCAGGTACAAGAAAAATTAAACCAAAAATTATCGCGCACATTACAAATTCAATTGCCCAACTTAAAACAGTTTTAACTCCAGTAGAAACATCCCGAAAAGTCAGCCTATAAAACCAAAATTTTATTTTGTAACTTAAAGACTGCCGCCGCTTCATATTTTTACGCATCATTCCCGAAACTCCCTTCCCATTTCTTAAATATAGTATACCACAAATTAATTCCAAATTCAATAACTATATTAAAACTATATTATGAATATATTTTGACAATCCTAAATTAGATAGTCAAATTTATGTTAAGATTAAGTAAATTTTATTTTAAAGTTACGTAAATCAAACCAAACGTTTCATTTGATTTACAATCCTTTAACTTGACATTTCAAATTCAAAGGTGTATAATAGTCACATAAAGAAAACGAAGTGAGGTGTCCTAAAATGAAATGGGAAAATCTTTCCGATCAGGCGCAGGTGTATTTCTATTGGGAATATTGCGCGAACATTGCCGACGAAGGCGAAGAAATTTCATTTTCAGAATTTGACGAAATGATGACGGGATTCTTCTTCTGAAGAATCCCATTACGTATGTTATATCAATGTAAATCAAACTATACGTTGTACTTGATTAACATTAATTTCAAAATGAAACCGTATGTTAGACATACGGCGCGAAAATGTTTTCCAGTTCCCGAATCTCATGAGGATGACAGTATACAAAAATTTCTACATAATCAGACACAAGGTCTTCACAGTCATAATCAAAGCCATAATCGTTCAGTCGTTCAAACAGGCCTTCCAGCGCGGAGTTCATCTTAACGATGTAGCACATTCTCTTCATTTCAAAAAACCTCTTTCCTTCTCAATTTCTAAATAAATTATATCACAAAAATCCTAAAACGTCAAGTTAAATATTTGAAAATCAAAATCAACGTGCACTTTGATTTACCAACACTTAACTTGACTCCCGAAACTATTTTTGATATAATATATACATCAAAAGCAAGGAGGCATTTCAAATGTATAAGTTCATCATCGTATGTATCAATGGTTTCCAGGGATCTTCCTATTACTCCAGCCATGCCGAAGCACTCAACGCGGCGAAATGGCGTACTCATTGTACCGGCGTTCCATGGTATGTCACCGCGGTTAAGGTTAAGGGTTAACCCTAACCTTTTATGTTATACGAATGTTAATCAAACACAACGTATTCTTTGATTAACCATAACTTAATTTGACATTTCACTATTAAAGATGTATAATAGTAGCATCAAATGAAGGAGGTAATTTCCATGAAGTCTTTCAAAATCATCGTTATTCTTTTCACCATCATTGGTATCCTTGCGGGTTTCGCCGCCTGCGCGTGGGCGGAACAATATCCGCGTATCTTCTTTATTGAGGCGATTGATCCCTACATTGATACTGTAACACTTTACGACGTAAACGGATGGCAATGGAAATGGGAAGGAACGGAGGACTGGGAGGTTGAAGACATGGCCGCCGCAATTATGGATGACAACGGCACACCAGACAATATCTATGATGATATAATCATTAAACTGTATTATCAAGATAATATTGCAGACTGGGATGAAGTGTGGGTTGACTAACCCGCACTTTTCTTTAAGTCAATGTTAATCAAACCATACGTCAATTTTGTTTTACGCTATTCTAACATATTACAATTTCATTTTAAAAATTACATTCCAAAACTAAATATTAAATTTATTTGACATGCCTAAAATGTATTGACAATTTCATTTCCGAGGTGTATAATAGTCTCATAAAAGCAAAGGACATTTCAAGTCCTAAAAGGAGGCAATTTCAATGTTCGGTATTGAGTATGAATTTGGTTTTGGTCTTCCCCGTGTCATCCTGAATTTCAAGTCTGAGCGCGCTCTCCGTGAATACACCCGCACTTGGATAACAGGTGAGGAAACGTATTTGAAATTCACGCACGAGGGGATTGAATACAATCCCGACTGGTGGGTATTCTAATGAATACCACCCCTTTTATTATAATAATGTAAATCAAACTATACGTATTCTTTGATTAATTGAAACTTTACAGAAAAAAGTATTGACAAGTGCGGCGACAAGTGATATAATTAATACATCAAATGAGAGAGAGGTGCTTAACAATGAGTAACACTGAAAAGAAGATGGCGATTGCGCTTGTGCAGGACATGGTCGACAACGGATACAAACTGATGCAGTACAAGAGCGCCCAGGAAATGGTTGAATACTATGATACATTCCCTCTTTCCTGGTGGCAGGAAAGCCATGACAGGTTCATGGGAATGAAGAAGGCGTAAGCCTTCTTCTTTATTATAAAAATGTTAATCAAATACAACGTATACTTTGATTAACTTATTATTTACTTGCATTTTTTCTCAATTTGTGGTATACTATTCATGTACTCAAGGGAATGATATTTAAGGAGGGTTTTTCATGACTATCACTCGCACGCGCGACGGCTTTATTCTCACCGGCGCCAACACCATCATCGCACACTTTACAACCCTTGACGGCGAGCCCGCCGTCGCTTTCCGCGAGCCTGATGAACGCGCAGACACTATCATCACAACGTGGCACCCGCGTGGGGTTGTCTACTTTGCTTATCATGTATTGCGACATGCGGCCCGGTGGAAACCGGAAATAGAGTGGTGAAAACCACTCTATTCTTTTATTAAGTGTATATTAATCAAACAATACGGATACTTTGATTCACCTAAATTTTACACTTCAAAACTATTGACAATCACATTTTTTGTGGTATAATAAAATAAAAAACGACAATTTGAAGGAGGAATTAAAATGAAGAATGTTACTGTTTCTACTCTGCGTGAGGCTATTGATGCTTTTGAGAATGTTTTTGACAACGAACAGCGTGTTCCTGACATTTGGAAGATTCAAGTTGATAATTTTTTCCGCGTTAACATTTACGCGGATAATGACCGGTGGTACAAATATGATCCGATGACACGAGTTATAACTCAACACTCAAACAATTGGCGCCACTAAGGCGCCATTCTTTTATTATAGTAATGTTAATCAAAATATACGTGTCGTTTGATTAACACCCAATTAACACTCAATTGTTAAGTTTATATTAAAATCTTAACATATCTTAATTAACCTAATCTTAACAGAGTTGCTATATTTTTAATTAACATAAACTTAACTTGACAAGCTGAGAGCCGGGTGGTATAATATATACATAAAGGACGAGAGGAGTTGTGAATCATGATTAACATTCGTACTATTCGCAAGCTGACTAACAACGATGGACTTACTCTTAAAAAGGGTAAAATCATTACCTACAAAACAGGTTGGCAAGTTGCCACCGAAGGTATTGAGACGCGCGACGCACGCGAAGCAATGCAAGCTGTAAAAGCCTACAATGGCGACTGTGGTATTTGGTACAGCGAAGGCGTCTACTACATCGACAAAAGTCATCGCGTTAATACTAAACGCGAAGCGATGGAGATTGGACGCGCTTGCAATCAACAGTCAATACTAAACTGGCGCACAATGGGGTTAGCATGGTGCTAACCCCACCAACTTTAAGTAATTGTTAATCAAAGAGAACGTTGATTTTGATTAATATAGAATTAACTTGACTTTTCCTATTCTATATGGTATAATACATTCATAAACAGAGAGGAGATGTTGAAAATGAACGAAACCTTTATCCATGTAGAAATCTCGTATAAGACTTTCGATGAGCTTGGTACCATGTATGAAAATTTTGCAGGCGCTCTGATTGATTTGGAAGGTTATGTTCAAAAGCGTCTAAAAAGACACAACTTCGATTTCGCGGAAGTTTCTTTTCCAGCAACGGAAGAAATCATAACGATTATTGAGCGGGTGTAAAACCCGCTTAATATTTTATGCCAATGTTAATCAAACACGACGCTATCTTTGATTAATTAATATTTAACTTGACATATGCCTATCTCTGTAGTATAATAAGTACATAAAAGAAAAGGAGATGTTAACTATGAAGTATATGATTAAGAGGCTCTATCGCAACGACATCGACCCTATGTTCGACTTTTCCGATTCTATTACCTCCACGCTTGGAGCCGCGGCAATATGGCTTGAGGACGACAACCTCATTAACATTGAAGTCTGGGATGGCGACAAGCTGGTACTGGACTGGGAAAAAGAGTAGGGCAACCTACTCTTTTAAGCTAATGTTAATTAAACTATACGCGTCCTTTGATTTACATAAACTTAACTTGACTTCTTACAAAAAAAATGTTATTATATATATGTCGAAAGGAGAAAGGAGCGTTGATAGGATGCCACCCGCTTAGATTGAGGGACAATGTTCAACCTGGCGTGTGTAGAATATTCCCAGTACGAGGTAAAACCGTTCCCCTTGCGTGCGCCCTCTTGAAGGTGCGCGGCCCAAGCGCAAGAATGTTTAAGGGCACCGCGCGGAGTAGCTAACCGCGCGGCTTTTATTATAGAAGTGTTAATCAAAGTAAACGTATACTCTGATTAACAAATACTTAATACCAAAAAGGATTGACAAACATATAAAGAGTGTGGTATAATTAGGTATCAAATGAAAGAGAGGTAAACCCCATGAATAATGTTTTCGTTCTGTATGACGCCGGCACCTGCGAGATCATCCGTGTGTACCCCAGCATGAACAAGGCCATTACCGCCGCCGTAAACCGTCTTGTGATATTCCGGCATATTTGCCTGGGTGTCTATTATGACGAGGAATATGCGGTAATTGAATACCGCGACTATGAGAGCGGCAAAAAGTATTCGCTTCTCATTGAACAGGCCATGATGGATAAGGACGAATAAGTCCTTATCTTTTTATAGTTATGTTAATCAAAATATACGTACTATCTGTTTAACCAACTCTTTACTTGACAAATATCACTTTATCGATTATAATATATACATAAAAACAAGGGAGGCAATACCATGAAACAGATTAACAAAGTTACCGCACGCAAGCTGTATAAGGAACACAAACCTTTTACCATCGTTCCCGCCAACATGCGGCCTGACAGCATGTTCGCCGTTCACATGAAGCCCGGTTGGATGTGGCGTAACTTCGATAATTTCTATAATGAATTCTGTTTCCATAACTGCAACAATGAAACCGGACGCTACCCGCGCTTCTACGTGGAGGAATAATCCTCCACTTCTTTTTTAAGATAACGTAAATCAAAAGAAACGTATCGTTTGATTAACCAACAATTAACTTGACAATCAATATAAAATATGTTATACTTTATACATCAAATGAAGGAAAGAGGTAATAATCATGATGAACACTTTCACTCTTTGGCAGGATGCTTCCATTTCCGACCGTCTGAATGTTTACTACTGCTACCGCGCGAACCCCGGCGATGATATGGACTTTGAAGAGTTCAACGCCGTTTGGCGTAACTACAATTTCAATTACGTTAAGTCACTGTTTCCGGCGGATTAATTCCGCCTTTAATTTCCTGTTAATCAAACCCCGCGTTTTATTTGATTTACAATATATTAACTTGACTTCTTATAAAGAATATAGTATAATGTATACATCAAATGAAGGGAGCGAAATACTATGATGAGTTGGGAATTGTGTGGTTGCATGTATACCTATGACGACGAGGGGGTCTATGAAGGCGTCTCCGGTGAGATTTTCCTTGGTAGCTATAGCAATTTCAATGATGCTTTCAAGGCTTTCTCTAAGTCTATAGACAATCCCGAATGGCCGCGGCTTTGGGTGAAAGTATTCAAAGATGAGAACGACCCTGGGGAAATCATCGTAGCCTATTCCAATATTTGGGGCGATGAAATTTTCAACGAGGACGGGATTTAATCCCGCCCTTTATTTTATATAATTGTAAATCAAATCATACGTATACTTTGATTCACATAATCTTAACTTGACTTTCCCACATCTATATGCTATAATAAGTACATCAAATGAAAGAGAGGTAACAATCATGAACTTTAGCGAACGCAATATCTTCACCGATTCTTTTCAGGCTTCTATCAACGGCATGACTGTAAAGCAGTTGAATGAGGCAATGAACTTGCTTGAACGAAAAATCGCTGTGAAGGCCCAGCAGCATATAGCCGCTATTCGAGAAGCCATTGAGGCAGCGAAAGCCGACGGCTTCAGCATCATTATTGGACATGAGGCTGATATTGACAATCTCTGCATCATCACCCCGGACGATGAGGAAGGGATTGAAGTAGAAGTACATTAGTGGCGCAAGCCACTTTTTCTTTAAGGAAATGTTAATCAAAATAAACGTATACTTTGATTCACTAATTATTAACTTGACAAATTCATATAAAAGCATTATAATATATACATAAAATAAAGGAGGGAACAACAATGACAGTTAATGAATTGATTGAACAGCTCACCGCAATTGCCAAGTTTGAAGGGAAAGGTGACTACCCTGTTTACTTTGACGGGAAATGGGATGATGAGAATAAGAAAACTGTTGGAGTTCCCGTGTGTCTGGTTTTAAGTTATGCCTATCCCGGAAAAATCCGAATTACAGGTAATTAGTACGGGGAACCGTACTATTTTAATTTCATGTTAATCAAACTATACGTATCATTTGATTTACATACAATTAACTTGACATCTCGCCGTGAATGTGGTACAATGGTCTATGGTGGAATATAGGCGTAAAGCAGCCCGTGTTACATCTATATTAAGCTATTGAGTAGTTTACGTTAAGAAAAGGTTAATTTTATATTAAGCTACAGTTTAGAATATGTTAATCTAACTTTGATTAACATTCTCTTAACCTATGCCCTTTTTACCTAATTTTAACATAGGTGCGGGCAAGCTGGATTTGATTAACATATTTTTAACTTGACAAACAAGCTGGAAGCTGATATAATATATACATAAGCTGAAAGGAGATAAGCTGCTATGAAGAAGATTGAAGTATACGAAGCATTTGATGGGACTCGTTTTGATTCCGCGGCAGAATGTGTTAATTATGAAAATCCCATTATGTATATCCGCGAAGAACTTGACCTTTGTATTACCTTCAAGGATACTGATGGTAATAAAATTAAACTTCCAAGAGTCAACGACTTTAATTATGACGAAAAATTTGAGGAAGCTGTAAATCAGGCAGACACTTGTAGAATTAGAAACGACTTATCTCAAAAAGGTATTGATTATCTTAATGAAATGATTGGAATATCTCTACCTATTAAAAAAGGTCTTTACAGATGGGAGGGCTTCGATTGGATTTCATATAAAGAAGATATTAATGAGTTTCTTACTAATTGGCATATAACGTTTGAAGAACTTGTAAATATGGGTTACTAACCCATATTTATTTATTACGTATATGTAAATCAAACGATACGTTGATTTTGATTAACCAATACTTAACTTGACATTTTACCCTATAGGTGCTATAATAAATACATCAAATGAAGGGAGTTATTAATATGAAGGTTTGGTTTGACATGGACGGATGTATTGTTGATTTGTACGGCGTTACCGACTGGTTGCCCATGCTGCGCGCTTCCGACCCCACGCCCTATGCAATCGCCAAGCCGCTTGTAAACCTGTCCCGACTTGCCCGCTACCTCAATCGCCTACAGAAAATGGGACATGAAATCGGTGTGATAAGCTGGTTGTCGAAGTCCTCAACGCCGGAATATGACGCAATGGTGTCCAGCGCGAAAATGTTTTGGCTTGGCCGCCATCTCCCTTCCGTAAAGTGGAACGAGATCAAAATCGTTTCTTACGGCACAAATAAATGGGAATCCTGCGGTGAAGGAATCCTGTTTGACGATGAAGCGCAAAACCGTAACACATGGGGCGGCTCGGCGTATGAACCGGATAACATCTTTGAAATCCTCGCTGAACTGGTAAAGGCGGAGTAATCCGCCTATTTTTATGTAAATATTACGTAAATCAGACTAAACGTATAATTTGATTAACAAATATTTTACTTGACTTTTTATAGAATTTATGCTATAATAATTATAGAAAGTGAAAGGAGAAAGTCAAATGAGAGAACTGAATGATTTTTTAATGGAAACTGTTAGCAACTGTTCAAAATGTAAAGACTGTGTTTTTTTGTTTCAATACCTACTGTTGTTATTTCGCCTATGAATGTATTCGCAATGACTTTTCATTCTTTGATACAGAATCTTAACTTGACTTTTCCTCTCAAATCTGTTATAATAAATCCAGAAAGTGAAGGAAAACACTAAACCAGAAGGAGATTCATATGGGTAAGGAAATGAAAATCACGCAGATTCGTGACAACTTCATTGAACAGGTTCGCGTCGCGTTTGAGCAGTACTTTGACTCCGATTGCTTTGTAGCAGGTTCCGGCATTCTTGCTATGCCGGGCGTAGATGATGAAGGAAATGAATTTTTCTATAAGATTCAGATTTCCGTTCCCCGTGGCTCCCGCAATGGTGATGGCGGCTACACCCCTTGGGACGCCTATGGCGACAAAGAGGAATATGAACTCAAAATTAAGGAAAAGGAAGATAAAAAGGCCGCCCGCGAAGCGGAGAAGAAGCGCAAGGAGGATGAAAAGGCGCGAAAAGCCGCAGCGAAAAAGGTCGTTAAAAAACTTAACGAAAAGGGTTTTGATGCCCTTGTACATGAAGGCGTTGAATAAACGCCTTCTCTTTTATATAAAAGTTAATCAAAAGAAACGTTTTCTTTGTTTTACAAATAATTAACTTGACTTTTTAATTCAAATCTGTTATAATTTATTCATAAAATGAAAGGAGAAAATCAAATGGAAGATTTGAATGAATTCTTGATTGAAGTGGTTGGTAACTGTTCAAAGTGCAAAGAATGCACTCATCGTTTTAATGTATGTTTTTGCTTCTTTGCTTATAAATGCGTTTCTAACGACTTTTCTTTCTTTCGTAAATCTTAATTTCATTTCGAATTCAATAAAGAGGAAAGAAGGTAAAATAACAATGAAAAAACAGAAAATCAACCCCTCCACAATTTCAACTTATGAAACAATTAAAAAAATCAGAAATGATTGGGGTAATTTGAATCCCATAACCCGCCGCATTGAGAATAAGAAAAAGGATTATGAATATCCCGATTATTACTATGATTATGAAGAAGAAGACATATATGACGAAACGCGTGAATACTAATCGCGCGTTAATTTTATATTAATCAAACAATACGTATTATTTGATTTACACTTTCTTAAAAGAAAATGCGCTCATTTTCTGAACGCATAATCTATTATAATAGGCATATAATTTTCATCTAATCCCCAATTATATTCATGTAAATCCTGTACATTTTCACTAACCCAATCATATTCGTCATCTCTTAAATAATATTCTATGTCATTAAACTCATGATATTTCGGCCCAATATTATCAACGGTAGGCATCACATAAAAATATCTACCTTTAAGATAAATCGGCGTTATCTTTGCAAAAAGATAATCGTATCCGCATCGTTTTGCATATTCATACATTTTTAACTCATCTTCACATCCACCAATCGTATAACATCCACCTTCATTAATATCCCACTTAATGACAAAATCCTTTGTCATAATTACATGACGAGCAGAACCGCAAGTATAATTTGCGTGAATATGCGTGCGCCACGAAGCCGAATCTATAGCATCAATAATTCCATCATCAGTCATATCATTAGCGCAGGAAAGCAGAATCTTCATAAACTGATACGCAAGCACGATGTAAGATTTCATTTTCATACCCCTCTCATCTTTTCTATAGGTATTATAACATAGAAATCCTAAAATTGCAAGTTAATTCTTTATTAATCAAAGAAAACGTTCTCTTTAATTCACAGACACTTTACATTCTAAGCTATTGACTTTTCATTCAATTTTTGGTATACTATTATTGTTGAGAGGGACAAGAGAGCGGAAACAAATCTTACTGGAAACTCAAGACTCTTCGCCCTTGATTGAAAAGAAAAGTAAGAAACTTTTTGAAAACTCTCAACTTCACGAAATCTTAACTTGACAAAGTTGGGAAATTGTGATATAATGAAAATGTTAAAGGGAAAGAACCGCGCTTTCCCACCGCGTAGCGACGAAATCACCGCGACTTCCCTTTAACGAAATCTTAACTTGACATTAAGCACAAAACGTGCTATAATAAAGATGTTGAAGGGCGAGGGAGATATTACTTCAAAGACATACCATTCTTGCCAACTTGTGTACACAGACCGAGCAAGTTTGTAACGCGCCTGATGACCCCTTTAACAAACTCTTAACTTGACATTATACCGAATCTCTGGTATAATAAATACAGAAAGAGCGAAGGAAACGCTTAAAAAACCAGAAAGGAAATTAATATGAAGAAGAACACTCTGACTGCTCTGTACAACTACTTTGTGAAGTCCGACGATACCATTGACCTGTCCACTGTTGTTGAGGACATTCGCGCAGAATATGAGCGCACCGCGGAAAAGGCGCAGGCTAATCGCTCTATCTACGATGCAGCGCACGATGTCCTAATTGCGGCTCTCACTGATACGCCGCAGACTTCTACAGAGATTTTCGAGTCCAACGAGTGGCCCGAGGACTTCACGCAGGGCAAGCTCAACTATGCTCTCCGCGCTATGTGGAGCAGTGAAATCAATAAGATTGACAACGGCAAGAAGCCCAATACCTATACGAGGAAGGAAGCCTAAAGGCTTTCTTTTCTTTTTAAGAAAATGTAAATCAAATGCAACGTTTATTTTGATTTACTAATTATTAACTTGACTTTTTTCTTAAATCATGGTATACTATATACATCAAATGAAAGGGGAATAATCCACTATGAAGTTCGATGCTATTGAAATGATGCACTCTCTGTCCAATCGTTGTTTCTCTGACCTTGAGGCTGTAGCCGCTTCCGAAGGGGTGCATGTATGCGATAAGTATTCTAAAGTAGAACTTATTTGCGCCATCATCGCCAATCGCGCCGCCGCTCTCCGTTGCGTTGGAGATTGTCCAATAGATGATAAGCGTGATAAGTACCGTATTATCACAGACGACAACGAATGTTATTATGTAGAGCTTACGCCAGCCCAGCTTAGGTTTGTAGAGTGGGCAATTGATAATGGCGTCAATCTCTATGAGGCCGAATGTGAAGAAATGAATGATATTAAATGGGAAACGCCGTAAGGCTTCCCATTTAACTTTATGTAAATCAAACACAACGTCATATCTGATTTACTTAAACTTAACATATCAAATACTTGACTTTTTCTGCAATTTCTGTTATACTATATACGTTGAAGGGCAAGGAAAGGTTCAAAGAAGTAAGCGCGCTACTTCAAATCTTAACTTGACAAACGACAAAAAATCTGTTATAATAAATACACAATCAAGGGAAGGAAACCCTACAAACCAGAAGGAGAATAAAAACTATGAAGATGAATTATGTTAATGCTATTAATGTCGCTATTGCCACCATGGCCGCCGCCGAGCAGGATGAAACCATCGTTAAGGCCACAGAAAAGCTCGTTACCATGCGCGACACCCTCATGAAGCGTGCTGAAGCCGCTAAGACCCCCAAGAACAAGGAAAAGCTCGATGCTTTCAATGCCAAGCGCAAGGAGGCCAACGCCAAGGCCCGAGCCGAACACGTTGCTAATATCGCACCCATTCTGCGCAAGCATCTTACCAAGGATATGACTGCTAAGGAACTGTATGAGGCTGCAAAGAGTGAGCTTCCCGCTGATTACAGTTGGAACAAGGTTCAGGCCATGCTGACCCGCGAACTCAAGCCCGAAGTTATCCGCACCGAACGCAAGAAGGGCGGCGACACCTATCGCCTTGCCTAAAGAATAGACCCGTAAGGGTCTTTTTCTTTATATAAATGTAAATCAAATACAACGTATCATTTGATTAACTTACTTTTAACTTGACTTTCCTCAAATTCTTTGATATAATATAACCATCAAGTGAAGGAAAACACTTACAAACCAGAAAGGATTTTTACTATGGCACAGGTTTCTAAGGCTCTGGTTGATTCCAACATTCGCACTTCCATTTTCAAGGCCCTCAACATCGCTAACATTGAAGGTTTCCACAAAATCAATGATAGACAGTACGGTTGTATCATTGAAGATGTAAACGGCAATCGCCGCTACGCCCGCGTTGGCGTTATCGTAGCCGAGGAACGCGAGGATTGCACCGCCGATGACCTCATGGCCTCCGAAATCGCTGATTATGAAGCGAAGCAGGCCAAGAAGGCCGAAAAGAAGAAGGCCGCCGCCGAAAAGGCCGCCAAGGACAAGGCGCGCCGCGAAGCCGAAAAGGCTAAGAAGGAAAGCGAGGAAAAGGCGTAAGCCTTTTCCTTTTTAAGTTTACGTAAATCAAAAGTGACGTTTATTTTGATTCATAAAATATTAACTTGACTTTTTTAATAAAATGATATATACTATATACATCAACTGAAGGAGGACAAAATAATGCTGGTTTTTATCGTAGTCACTAAGTATTATGATGATGGTTTCCTCGGGGTCTTTTCCTCTATTAAGAAAGCACGCGAAGCTATTGAATTAGTGTTTGAAGAGGACGATGAAATCGTTGATTGGGAAGATTGCGGCGATTATACCTATCTTTTTGTGACAAAGAATGGCGAACGCAATTTCTTTACAATCGTTTCTGATACTATTGATAGTGCGATTGTATAAATGGCCGCAAGGCCATTTTTATTATAATAATATAAATCAAACGAAACGTCTGTTTTGATTTACAAACTATTAACTTGACTTTTTTCATATTTTTTGTTATACTATATTACGAAAGGAGCGAGGAACATGAAATTCGATTATCCACAACTCTACAAATTTGTTTTTCACCTTCCCGCAACAAGCAAAATTCGTAATCTTCGCTTAACACTTCTTTTGAACTACTGGTACGCAGAAGATTACGAAAAAGTTTATGATTTCATAACAGAATTAGGAGGTACAATCGAATGAATGTTTACAAAACTGTTCTTTACGCCTCACTGGAAAAGCCACTTAATACTGTTACAATTTGTAATTCACTTATGCAAAATGAATTATATCGCGGCCCCTTTGAACAGATTCCCGAATGTCTGTTTAACAGGGAAGTAACAGCGCGATTATATGAATATACTGTTAAGTCAATGAAACTATGGGTGCGCGCTTAGCGCACTTTTATTTTATGTTAATCAAATGGAACGTTTGCCTTGATTAACAAATACTTAATTTGACTTTCCTCCATCCTTATGCTATAATATATCTACAAGGTGAAGGAAAACACCAGACAAACCAGAAAGGAATTTTGAACATGTCTAAAAAGTTGTATTTTATGGTAGTAGACACTGAAACTTGTGGCCTTGCTTTCATTAATGAGATTGCTAACGGTGACGCTGAAAAGAAAAAGCGCATGGCAATTGCGAAGCCGCTTATTTATGATATTGGATGGACAATTTGTGACCGCGCCGGCAATATTTATGACAAAAAGCAATTTCTAATCGCGGAAACTTTCGCCGTCCCCTCCATTTTTAACACCGCGTATTATGCGGAAAAGCGCCCAATCTATCTTGAAATGTTGGAGCGCGGAGAAACCAGCATCAAACCGTGGAATGAGGTTACGAAAATCTTTATTAAAGATTTGGAAAAGGTTGATGCTATCGGCGCATTTAACGCTATGTTCGATATGAAAAAAGCTATTCCCTTTACCGAGCTTTATATATCAAAACTCTATAGTCCCGATTATTATGAATGGGAAAAGTACCAGAAAAGCGCCTGTAGAGTGATTGCGGAAGGCAACGCTAAAAACAATCGCAATCCCGATTTTGAAGATGACATTTTCCGCTTTCGCGGGAAGACTTACAATCTTTTCGATTTGTGGGGTCTTGCTACTACTCACCTACTCAATAATGCCACCTATAAGAACAGGTGTTTGGAATATGGCATGTTGACTCAAAGTGGTACATTTTTCAAGACTTCCGCTGAAACTTCCTACCGCTACTTGTGCGATAAGTATGATTTCATCGAATCTCACACCGCCCTCGATGATGCAATCATTGAATCATACATCTTGAGTAAGATTGCAAAACGACACGCTATCACGCCCGGCATTAAGTTTTTCCCCTTCCGTGATTTGGGTTATACCGACGAATTTGCAATGCGGCGGAAAGTTCCTAATCGCGCCGAATGTGAAAAGGTCTATGATGCCATTGCCGCTTATGTCGATGCAAAAATTGATGAAGCGGGCGAAGATATTTCCAATTATGCGCGTGGTCTGATTAAAAGATTGCAGAGACTTGCAGATTATGCAGGATTTGAGTGCATTTACGAATAATTAACAATCGCCCTTCGGGGCGATTTGCTTTATTAAGGAAAAGTAAATCAAATTGTGCGTTTACTTTGATTTACACATACTTAAACTAATATTAAAAACGAGGATTTAATCCTCGTCTAATACCTTCGCCATGATGTCTTCCGGCTCAAGGTCGGAATGGTTCAGCCACGCTTCCGCGGCGTCGATATCATCGGTGTCAGTGATGCGCCCCTGCTGAATGTAGTGAATCAACAGGTGGTCGGTGTCCGCAATTCGCTTTGCGCGGGCATATAGGCGGCGATATTCATCGCCGAGAGCTTTTAGCTTATTGTTGGTCAGGCTGGAAGAATCGAACAAGTCAGTGGGATTAATTTTCATTTCATGTTCCTCCTTCATTTGATGATATTAGTATATCATATAAAATAAAATATGTCAAGTTAAAATGTTGTGAACTACAGCGCACGTACCTTTTAATTAACATAAATTTTTAAAGGGCTTTTGTCAAGCCCTTTCCGTGCTAAGATTAAAGGTAATTTCAGTCCAGTCGTCACAGTTGCCAGTTACTTTGGTAAAACCTTCCAGCTGAAATTTTTCTATCAGATACTCGCGGATTTTGCTGCAATTTACTTTCCAGAAGCGACGGTCTTTACGCTTCAAATAGTATTTAGCGCAACCATAAGTCCGCCCCATGCCATTATCGAAGAAGTAGAAAGTCTGTTCTTTGTCAACCCATTCAGAACGGCGTGGAATGTAGTAGTTGAGAATCTCATTAGCGCATTCCTCGTTCCATTCTTGCTTGTCGTTCAGACGCTTGTTAATCTCATTCCACAGAATTTCACCAGCCCATAGCGGGAACAGCACCACACGCCAAACCTTATAACCATTCTTGCGCCACCACTTGCGCACCTTGTGTTCCTTCTTGCCCTGCATAGCCTTAACAATCTCTTTATTCATAATAGTTAACTCCTTTATTTGATATATCTATTATAACAGTTAAAAAAGGAAATGTCAAGTTGAATATACATTAATCAAATAATACGCTGTCTTTGATTAACAATTCCATAAAGAAAAAGGAGACTTACGCCTCCTTCTCCCTCTTCTTCTTATCCTTCTCAATCTTAGCGGCCTTCTCCTTCTCCTTGGCCGCCTTGTTATCAGCCTTAATCTTACGTTCGGCCTCCCACTCTTCCGCGGCGACATAAGGGTCAAATGCTTTCGCAACCTTAGTATCCTTCCACGCCTTGGATTTAACAGAAATCTCACACCAGATTTCCTGGCCGTCCACTTCCTGAAGGATAGCAAAAGAGCCATCCGCGAACTTAACCGCATCATTCTCCATCAGAGAAGGCATGATAGCCTCAATGGTCATCTGGCGGGCGGTAGCCTTCATCTCATTCATGTTCATAGCTATAGTGTAAATTCCTTTCTGGTTTTAGCGATTTTCCTTTCGCTTTACGTGCTTATTATAACAGGGTTTCAGCGAAAAGTCAAGTTAAAATTTTATTAACTTTCTTGCTTATCCGTCCTTACCTCTCTGTCCTTGGAACAATTATATTATACAATTAAAATGGAGAAAAGTCAAGCTAAAAATGTGTTAAATGGCTGGCCGGGTAATTGTTAAGATGTGATTAATTACCACATCTTAACGGCCTTGTGCATATCTTATCCGCCATAGAGGGTCGTAATCATCACCATAATCAAAATGTTTCATATCATTGGCGAAACACTGAAAAGCGAAAAAACAAATACCATTATGATTTTTCATGCAATGCTGACAATGATAGTTGTTTTTAATACATTCTACCAGATAGTCGTTGATTGCCTTTTCCTGCACCTCAATGTAATTCATCATTTTAATATCCTCCGTTCTTTTTTCTATATATAATATATCAAAATTCAAGAGAAAAGTCAAGTTAATTATAAATTAATCAAATCAGACGTACAATTTGATTAATAAAAAATTAAAGTGGACTATTCGCCCACTTTAACCCAATCACAATCTTCATACTTAAACAAGCCAATATTTTTCTCTCCATAAGGAAAATCACAATTATTAATACAGTAACCACAAACCTCGCGAGAAAAATTATCAGCGTTAAACGACAAATCACCAGTACGACGAATAAAAGCGCACTTATCTGCTGATATATTCAGCCAATCAATCCATTCTTCAATATCAGTAGAGCCGAGCGGAGCCACAAGCAAATTCATGTCACCATCAAAGAAAGAATACTTATCATTAATTTCTTCCATCAGCTTAATAGCTTTTTCCTCATAAGCAACACACTCGTCACGGTCAAAAAATTCCTTATCATCATAAGAGTAATAAACAGTCACTTCACGCATAATTCATATCTCCTCTCTTTGATGTATATATCATATCATAAATCTCGCGCCAAGTCAAGTTAATTATTTATTAATTAAACCTAACGTCTACTTTGATTCACGCAATCTTAACTTGACTTTTCCTCTCCAAACTGTTATAATATATATATCAAATGAAAGAGAGGTAACTCAATGGATAATCGGATTCACTACTATCTCGTTCTGGATACTGAAACAACAAATGGACTTGACCAACCCCTCGTTTATGATGTCGGAGGCGTAATTACTGATAGGCAAGGCCGCATTTATGAACGTTTTTCCTTCGTCGTTCGTGACATTTTCGTTTATGAACGCGCGCTTATGCAAACAGCATATTATGCTGATAAGATTCCCGAATATGTAGAAGATATTCACGACAAAAAAAGAGAAATAAAGGATTTTCATGAGATTCGTCGCTACATTCTCAATCTCATGAAAGAATACAATATAACTGATGTGGCCGCGTACAATGCGCATTTTGACAGAAACGCATTGAATACAACACAAAGGTGGCTAACAAAGTCACGTTCCCGCTATTTCTTCCCCTATGGTACGAACTTTGTTTGTATCTGGAATATGGCTTGTCAGACGCTTTGCCAACGAAAAACTTATAAAGAGTTTTGCGAAACTAATGGCCTCATTAGCAATCGCGGCCGCAATATCAGCACAAGCGCGGAAAACGTCTTTCGTTATCTTCTCCTTAATCCCGCCTATGAAGAAGAGCACAAAGGACTTGATGACGTATTGATTGAAACTGAAATTATGAAACGTTGTTTCGCAACTCATAAGAAAATGTCCTATGGTAAAGGAATAAGGCGAAATTGTTGGAGAGATGTAAAGAGGGTGTAACCCCTCTTTCTTTTAAGAATGAGTTAATCAAAGGAAACGTGAAGTTTGATTTACGCAATATTAACTTGACTTTCCATAATAAAACTGATATAATATATACAGAAAACAGAGAGGAGAATAAAATAATGAAGTGTCCTAATTGTAACGTTGATTTTGAGAACGAAGACCTTGTCGAGACTTATTTTGATGACTGCTATGTTGAAGAATGGGTTGGAACTTGTCCGAAATGCCATAAGCATTTCAAATGGGAAAATGTTTACGAATTTTCATATTCTCAGATTACGGAAGAATGGACTGTCTGAATGAAAGGAGAAACAGATGGAATTTTGTAAAGTTTGCGGCACTGCCATGCAGAATTTTGAAGGATTCGACAGCGAATATACGGGTGAAGCCCACTACGAAAGTGTGCGCGCCTATTGCCCAAAATGTAAGAAGTATTACAGATGGATTGAAGTTTTTACCTTCAGTCATTGTGAAGAGTTCGAAGAGGACATTTAGTCCTCTTTTTTTATTTTATGTTAATCAAGTCAAACGTCACCTTTGATTTACAAAAAATTAAAGCCGATTACTCGGCTTACATCCAATAGGAACAACGTTCCCTTCTATTGCTTTGTTGCTGATAGCGCTCATACGCACTTACGCTTCTATATTCATTAAATTCCTGCTCGGTAATTTCGCGGCCGAAGGCTACACACCTACTATGCTTTACACTCGGCATTTTCCGCGCAATCGCGCAAGCCTTAACCATATCCTCGGCGGCAATCGCAAACTTAATATCCGTCCCCTTGCCATTTCCAACGTGCCCCCGAACACAAGTAATCATGTAGAACTTCATTATCATTACCTCGCTTTCGTTTCTTTATGTATATATTATAGCAGAAGAATTGGAAGATGTCAAGTTAAGTATTTATTAATCAAACTTGACGTTGCTTTTGATTTACACTCTCTTAACCTTACCACGCTACTGCACTAAAGTGCTACCACACTAAAACCTACCATTTGACTTGCATATAAATTTATGTTATAATAGAAGTAACGAAAGGGGAATTGGAATGATGGTAAGCTGGAATTGAATAAGCTGGAGTCGCGGTAAGCTGGATTGTACAATAAGCTGGAGCCGCGACATAAGCTGGGATTTCCACTAGAGTAGTAAGCTGGATTCTAAAATAAAACGGAGGCGTAAAATGGAAGCAAGACTATTATCTAAAGCTGAAAGAGAATTAACACTACAACAAATTCGAGATTTTGTAGTTGGATGTACCCAAGGACTATTTGAACTAGAAATATTTTTTAATGGATTTTGTTATGAACCTGGCGTAGGAATTTATTTAGTCGGTCCGCGCACGGAACTAGAAAAAGTTAAAAATTCTAACGGTATTGAAGATTTTGATTTTGAAAAATATATTAAAGAGACAGATGACCGATTTTGGGTAATGGATTGGACAACTGATATTAATGACCCGAAGCTTCTAGAGTATACAAAATAAAGCCTGCTATTCAGCAGGCTTTATTCGATATTGAGTTAAACGAGAACGTCCATATTTTCGTGACTCAAATAAATCAGGATATTCTTTTCTTACAGCATTAAACGATAATAATTTTTTCTTTTCTTGATCATCAGTAAAAATAGGCTTCTCTTTTATTAAAATACGTAATTCATCTAATGTATGCCACTCATAGTAATCCGCGGGGAAACCTTTTTGAATAAAATCAATAACACCCCTAGCACTCTTTAATAAATATTGACGAGCTGGACTAAAACGCGCCCGCATATATTGAACCAATGATTCATACTCATCTGAATTGCATATCCAATCTTGGAAAGAAGTATCATAAATATTTAAACCGCGGTTACCTGTAGCTGTAATAATAACCATATCATATTCTTCAGGCAAATCTTCCTCCGCCTTAATTCTTTTTAAAGCTTCTTTTCTTTCAGGAGTTAATAAATGTTTCCATTTTTCATTACGTTCAGACCACAACAATAAAGTATGTAAACCATGAGACTCGCTTATATTAGCAATTCTAAAACCATCTGTTACATGAGTGGTAAAACACCAATATCGCCTTCCTTTATGAATTGTCCCGCTCTTAATCGCATCACAAACATCATTAATATAGTAGGTTTCTTGCGCGGCGAATTTTTCCTCAAGCTGACCTTTAAGGACATAATTAATATAATCTCGAAAATACAAAGCCGCACGTTCGGGAGAAGCAGAAATTGCCAATAGAGTAATTTTCTCTGGATCTAATATTAGAGTTTTTATCTGATATACAAAATTAACAATTGAATTAGGCTTGCCTTCTTGTAACAAAGATGCTAAACGCTCCTCTGAAAAATTAGGTAAGGCTTTTTTCAACATTTTTATATCTTTTATATAATAGCTATGAATATCATCAAATTCATCCCAAATAATTAAATCAATATCATTAAGCCAATCATACCCTCTTTTTCTCAAAAGGGCGGCGAAAGTTTGATAACACATTACATGAATCCTATCATCGTCTTCTTCAATCACAGTTTGATTTTTATGTTCACGATGTTCAAACCATGCATTTATTTCATCAGAGCTTTCTAAGGTAGTAGCAATTGTTGAATTACTCTCTACTATCTTATCGCGCATAAGAGTATTATGAATTAAGTACAAAACATTTTTTTTCGCGCGCGAAAATTTTAAAATTCTATCATCAAACATAAAAGTAGTTTTTCCCCAACCACGTGGAGCTTTTAAAATATTAAACTGTCCAGGTACTATACTAGACAATTCTTCATTTGTTATAACCTGAGATATATATTGTTTAGTTTCCACTATTTTCACCTTCTTTTTTATTATATCATATTTTTAAGGTAGAGTCAAATGTAAGAAATCGCCTCCCGACTACGACTCCTTACTTTACGTAAGTATTTATATTAGAAAAATATTCTACATTTTTTTACTTTTTAATATCAAAAGTTAAATGAAAAAATGTAGAATATTTTTGGTAATGGGGGAGGGCCCCTAATATATACCCAAAAAAATTCTACACATTCAAACCGAGGAAAACATAATATATTATATTATATATAATATATATAATATATAATATATATTTATTATTTTTAATCATACTTTATTAAAACCTTATAATTTCATTTTTAAATTTCATTCCTACCCCTACCCCAAATTTCAATTTCATTTTCTTTAGAATAAACCCCTACCCCTACCCCTCACATTTTTCCCAATTCCTACCCCTATAATTTCATTTTTATTTAAGTTTTCTTTATTTTTTAGAGATTTTGATTGACTTTTTCCTAAAATAGAGAGATTTGATTTGATTTTTATTAAAATTTTGATAGATTAATACTTGACTTTAGTGTGAAATGCGCGCACTACCCTCCTCTCCACTCCTATTTTCTCCCCATAAAACCAACCCCTACCCCAAAATCCCTACCCCAAAGTAGGTAGATGCCACATGCAACCGCCCCTTCCTCCGCTTCGTTCTTTCGTATCTTCAAGTTATATTGAGGTACGTTTTTTTATTATTCATTTGGCTTTATTTTTCCTCAGATATCCCGGCAAAATTTTCGCCCGTTGGGCGAAAATTTTCCCTAAAATTTTGCCGCTAACGCGGCAAAATTTTAATTTGTAAATAAATGAAAAGGTTGACATTTTTTAAATTTTAGTATATAATAGATATAGAAACGGGAGGGATAAGAAATTGTTTAAAACAAATATAAAGGAGTATATAAAATGAAATTAATAAATGAAGTAACTCAAGAAAAAATATGTACTGTTATTACTAGATTTTATTCTTCAGATGATAAAGAAATAAGTGTTTCTCCCAATGAAAAATTTATTTCACAGGTATATGCTCCTTGGAGTAAAGATTATTTAACAGTAACAAAGGAATATAAAGATTATAGTGAAATTAAAGATGGAGAATGCAATTTTATTTCCAAAATTCGCGCGCTAACTAAAGAACATGAGCTACTTCCATTTTCACAAAAGTATCCTGATCTCGCGCTTAATATTGAAAATGCGGCAAAGGAAGGTAAACATCATATATGGTATGCATTAACTGGAAAAATGGAAGAAGATTTGCGCGCGGAAGGCTTTACAGTTGAAGACAAACCTTATAGGGAAAGTTGTAAAATTAGTTGGTAATTGATTTTATAATAAATTTGATATATAATTAACTCGCGCGGTAAAATTTAAACCAAAATGATGCTAAACATTTTACATATCTTATGGAGGTGATATGAATGAGTAAAGTAAAAGATTTGATTATTCAGTCTTCGGAATCTAATTTACTAGAGCAAATAAATATTATGTATGCTCTTCGTTCATTAACTTATAACGGATTTAAATTATATTTATATTTAGCTTATAAATCGGGCCAAGGTAAATTTTATTTTTCCCCAAAAGATTTTATTTCTTTTACTGGATCAAGTAATTCTTCCGCACGCAGAGCTGTAGAAGAATTACTTGAAAAAAATTTTTTACAACCTTCCTATGATGAAGGTTATTATTTTTGTCTACCAAATTCATTTTGACGCATTTTTTAAGAAAAAGTTAACGAAAATATTTTTTCCTATAGAAGTTTATTTTTTTTCTTTAGAGCTTTATTTTTTTTGTTAATACCTCTAAACAAAAAGTGTAGAGTTTTTATTTTTTTGTATAGAGAATAAAAGAGAAAGAATAAGAATAAAAAAGAAACAAAAAATATAAGAATATTTTTGGCAAAGCCAGGGAGGTTAAAATATGGCACTATATCCTATTTTTATGAATACGTTGGCTTTTAGACTAGAAAGAATGGGATTTGAAGTAATTAAAATTACTCCCAATAAAAAGAAACCACAATTTAATGTTTATTGGTTTGAAGACAGTCTAGAATTACATAGAGCAATGAAAGTTATTCTAGATAAATAATTTAGTGCAGAGGTGTTTTTCAATGTCAGAACCTAATCAAAAAGTAGTTTATTTAAATAGAACTAAAATTGATATGTCCACAGGCGCTAAACCTTGGGCCGCGTATAATATGGAAGAATCATATGCGCTATTAGATGATTTAACTTATACAGAATTTAAAGTTTATCATTACTTATGTGGACAAAATCCAAATACTATAAATGGGAAACAAAATCAAAAGGGGCCTATAGGATATTATGAATTATCTCCAAAAGCTTTGCATAAAGTATATCCTAAAACTAATGCGCAAACTTTTACTAAAGCAATTAATGGCTTAATTGAAAAAGGTGTTTTAAAACATTGTAAAGGTAATGTATATAGTTTTGATAATCGACCTCTTAAATATCGAGTTTCTTCTATAGATGAATATGAAGAAATGGAACAAATTTCCGCGGAAGAAGCTTATAAGATTCATCATAAAGAAGAATTAAAGGAAAGGATTGAATTAATAAATCAAAAAAATTAAAATTTTATTATAAAAAATATTGACTTTTATTTAATTTTATTATATAATATAAATATAAAGAAAGGAGAGAATATGAAGCTTCTTGATTTTATAAATTCTAATTTAGAAAATTGGAAAGAAAAATTATCTCAAAAACCGTATTATTTAAAAATTACTGAAAAATTTCCATACTTTACCCTAAAGTATGATATGCTGGAAAGTGATTTTAATTATGAGGAAGTATGGGATGCACGTGGTTTAGTTATTCGTTATGATGAAACTAAATATATCCCTATTTCTTTTGGTTTGCGAAAATTTTTCAATGCAACTGAGAAATGGGCTTCTCCTATTGACTGGGCTACCGCGCGAGTACAAGCTAAAATTGATGGTTCTAATATTCGTTTTGCATTTGACCCTATTGCACAATGTTGGCTTTGTTCCACTATGGGAAACCCTAACGCAAAAGATGCGCCTATCACTGGTGACTTTACTTTCTTTGATGCAGTAGTAGAAGTGCTTGGCGGTATGGAGAAATACAATAGTTTCCTTAATCTACTTGACAAAAATTATACTTATATTTTTGAGCTTGTCTCTAAATATAATATAATTTGTTGTCATTATAATGAACAAAAACTTTATTATATTTCTCGCCGTAATATGCAAACTGAATATGAAGATTTGGACCCAATTATTTTTCCTGGATTTGAAAATGTAATTGGACATCCGAAATCCTATAACTTATCTAGCTATGAAGATTGCGTCTCCGCAGCAGAAAATCTAGGAGACAATAATGAAGGCTTTGTAGTAGTAGATTCCGCACGAAATCGTGTAAAAATTAAAACTCCTTGGTATATCGCAATGCATAAAATTCGTGGCAATGGCCCTCTTACTACAACTCATATCATCTCTCTATATCAAAATGATAGTTTAGATGATTTTATTGCCGCATTTCCTGAACATCAAGAATATGTGGATGAAATCACACATAAACTCATTGATTTACAAGAAAAGGCCGACATTGCCTATGACGTAGTAAAGGGTTTTGGGAATCGTAAGGATTTTGCATTACGCACGCAATCGTATATTAAGCCTATTCAATCTTACCTATTCGCGCGCCTAGATAACAAAGTCGATTGCGCGCAAACCTACTTTAAACAAATGAAGGCTAAGAATTTGGCGGATTTAATTGAAGTAAAGGAGCTTGGTTTGAAATGAATACTGCTAATTGGTATATATTAACAAAGTTCAATAAGAAAACTGGTGAATTTTGTACCGATAAAATATGTAAATGCAGCGTTTGTGGTCACCCTAGTCCTTTACCTATGTCTAATTTTTTACCGATTGAACCTAAATGCTACCATTGTGGAGCATCTATGAATAAAAAATTAGATATTAAATTTAAAGAATATGATGGAAATTTTATGATTGATTAATTGCGGAGGTATAAAATGAACGCACATTGGATTTTACAACTTAGAAGGCCCGAAGGAAAAGAAGAATTTACTAACGCAAGTTTCCATTGCAGTAATTGTTATTGCATACCTATTGATACAACAAATAGACGTTATCCTCTTTATGAGCACTACTGCCACAAGTGCGGCGCACATATGATTGAAGAACCAGTTGTTAAAGTTGAAGAATATAGTTATGACGATAGTGAATTTAAATGGGAATAAATAAATGGCTAATATACTTACAAATGAGGATGTTTGCGCGATTGGTGATTTTGGAGAAGTAGTATGGTTAGAGTGTTATTTTGATGGCCATACTTCTTTACAACCATTTATGTGGGATATTGATTTTACGCAAAAACCTACATTAGTGAATGCAAATAATTACATATATAATACTTATGAACCTTGGCTACATGATAGTATTATAGATTTATTTGGTTCTCAATGGCAAGACAAGCGTTATCGTTGGTGGGATTCAGAACCAACGAATGAAGAAAGAGAAAATAATAAAGAATGGACAATAATTTAAATAAAATATATAATTAATGCAAATATTATAAAGGCCTTCATGAAGGAGATTAGTTTAAATGGAAATTAAAAAATTAATAAAAACATATAAAATTTATATGCAATGCCCCCAATGTAAAAAAGGTATGATGGTTTGTGAAGATTCAATAACTCCATTAATGAAGAATTTATTTGGGGAAAAAGTATTATTTACTCATATATGTAATGAATGTAAGCATAAAGAAGAATATAAGCGTGTTTATCCTTATGAAGAAATAGAGGAAATAGAAATTTAATTGACTAACACACTTACAAATAATAACTATCAATACGAATGTTCCAATTGCGGCTATGGTGATGTTCACGCAAAGAATACCTATGTACCCTATTGCTGGCATTGTGGCGCGGAAATGGAGGATGAATAATGGAAGATTTTGTTTCAAAAAAAGCGGTAAAAAAGGAAATAATGGCTAGTTGGTCTATATGGAATGATGAAAATTTTATATTACGAAGAATTGATTCGATGCCTGTAATAGACACCATACCAGTAACACATGGGAGATGGATAAATGAAAATCCAAACGATCCTTTAGATCCACGCATGAGATGTTCTATCTGTACTAGAATTGAAACTCCATTAATTAAATGGCGTTACTGTCCAAACTGTGGTGCAAAAATGGAGAATGAAAATGAATAGTAATTATATCCCCTCTGATATTAAATGTTTTTGGTGTAATGGTCATATGCGCGAACGTGGTGCAACTGCTATGGGCGCAGGAGTAAACCATATCACTTATTTCTGTGATGATTGCGGCGGAATCGCGCATTTCGCAGTTGATACTGAACGTAACTCTAAAATTAAATCATTTGAAATTAAGTATAATAGGAGCAAAGATGAATAAATTAGAAGAATGGTTTAAAGAAGATTGTCCCAATGAGCCAGAACATCATTTTAAGGTTTATGAAAAAGGTTACAATCGCGCGAAACTTGAAGAGCTTGAACGCCAGCTAGCCGAGGCTAAAGCGCGAGCAGAACAAGAAAATATGCGAAACTGGTTAAATAATGCGTATTGGAGTACAAAAATATGAACGAATGGATTAATGTAAAAGACAGACTACCCGAACCTAATACGCCAGTACTTATTTTCGCGCCTCCAGATGACATACAAATAACACAAATGACGAATCATTCGTCTTTTGACTACTCAATAACAGTAGAGCCGCGTTGGATCGAACCATATCAATATTTTTCTTACGATGGGCATAAAATAACATATTGGATGCCTTTACCAGAATATCCCGCTTCTTGGATTCCTTCTGATATTCCTGGCGAAAAATGGGTTTGTAGTAAATGCGGCGCGGCCTGTTGGTACTATGATTATAATGGAGACGTCAGTCGCTCTCGTTATTGTCCGACTTGTGGCGCGAAAATGATTGACTTCGGTTAAGGAGAAAATATGATTAATTTTGTATTAGAGTGTATGGAAATACTCTCTAAGTTTATGATTGGCAGTATCTTTATGGCATTAGGATTTGGTTTTTTAATTTTACTTTTCGCACTCATAATGAGTATATTTGACTGGATAGAGAAATTATAAGGAGTAAAACATGAAAGAGATTATTAATATTTTAATACGGCGTGACGGTATTAGTGAAAATGAGGCGTGCAATCTTGTAGAAGATTGTATGATTGAAGTGGAAGAAGCTATTACAGCAGGAAAGTATACCGAAGCAGAAGATATATTTATGAGGTATTTACAACTTGAACCTGACTATCTTATCTATCTTCTAGCATAAATATGTATCCTTATTATTATATATATTCTAATTATAATATAGAAGAAAATAGCTTACCACTATACCAATTAAAACCTCAATTTTTCGCGCAATGCACCAATTATAATACAAAGGAGAAACATATGGACACTCTTGATGAAGTATTTATAGCTATAATAACTGCATTAGTTATGTCTTTTCTTATATTTTTTCTTATACTTTCTAAGAATAGCAATGTTACTAATAATTTAATTTGTGAAAAATGCGACACTGGTAGACTATCGTATGTAGATACACTAAACTATGAAGATGGCACCACACTCTATCGCTACGAGTGTGATACGTGCGGTCGCCTATTCAGAACAGAAAAATGGAGAGGAAAGTAATATGAAAAAACTATTTATTTTACTTCTCATTTCTATTTTTCTTCTGTCTTCATGTAGTTATGAAACTGAAGAAGATAAAGATTTAAGAGATATGAGATGTGATACTTGCGGCGGCACTTATCATTATTTAACAACTTCTAACGGACTTAGTACATGGTATGTTTATAAATGTGATAACTGTGAAAAAGAAGTATGGACTAAAACTTGGAGAGGTAAAGAATGAAAAAAATTATAATTTTTGTACTTCTTTTCATGCTTACGCTTGGATTGTGCGCTTGCAATTATCAAGCTGATTTAGGGAGTCAATTTATTCCAATTACTGCCAATGGTAATGGAATTACAGATCAATCAATACAATTTTTTTATGATAAAGATACTAAAATTGTATATCTATATACCTGTGGTGGAGCACATGCAACAATGTGTCCCTACTATATAATTGTAGATGGCGCACCAATCCTTGCAATTTATGGAGTAAATTATATGGAGGATAAGTAAATGTCTATTAAGTCTAAGATTATTCATTTTCTCGGCGGCTATACTACAGATGAGTATAAGAAAGCCGCCGATGAGGAACCTTCTATTCATAAACTGGAACAAGTATATGCTGATACGCGCTCCTATAGTGTAGATAGCGATAATCTTATCTATGATAAGACACAACTTGCTCGTCGTATTGGAGAACGAATGCTTGATTATGATTTAATTGATTTTACAATTAAGCAAAAGCACGATGAAATTGGTACTAAAATATATGAAGTGCGCGCAAAGGCTTATGTGGGGAAAATTTGAGTAGGAACTTTGTTCCTACTCTATTTGACTTTATTTTTATTTTTTGTTATAATATTTATAGGATTGAGTGAGAGCGCAATTTCCAACAATCATTGAGTATTGCTCGCACAATATTTATGGAGGTGAAATTAATGGATTTAATTTCAATAGTTAACGGCGCGAAAGAAAATGGCACTTCACTTGCTTTTATCGCGCGAAAAATGAAACGTGATCCTTCTACATTGAATAAGTGGCTTCGTAATGGAGCTAATATTTCAGAAGAGACGGAACAAAATTTAATTGAAGCACTTATGGAAATTAAAGAATTTTGGGATAAAGTTGAGCTTTAATATTACCCTAAGCATTAATTAAGCGAGGTTAGCACTATGAAAACTTATAAAATTTTTACTTGGAGATTGGCAAATAAACTAAATGAAATGGGCTTTACTCCTGTAGGGAAATCCCTTAACTACAAAGACCCAACAAAAGTAGTAATATTATTTGAAGACACCCCAGAATTAAGAAAGGCGGTGTTAGAGCTTACTAAAAAGTAAGAAGGAGATT